GAAGCTGATCCTAGCTTGCAGAAAGCGTTTTATGAAGCCGCCGATCCAGAAGTACAGTCAATGCTTAATAAGGGTGAACAGCCTGAAGCACCGGCTGGCACTCCAATTAAGGTAAAAGAAGCCACTGGTATACCGGTTCGTGACGAAGTAAACGTACCTCAAAACTTGCCTGAAACACCTGGTACAGTTCGTGTTACTGAAGCTAACGCTCCAATGAACACTAAAACTGCTGCTGTGGCTGCACAAACTCCAGCACCTATATTACCTAAAGAAGTTCAAGAAATACTTGATAATCCTAAGAAATTCAATAAGAGACAAGTTGCTGCTGCACGTAATCAGCGTAAGCTTGCGCGACAAATGGCTAAAACTCAGGAAGATACAAATGCTGCGGTTCAGCGTATTGAAGCCGCAAAATCACCTAATACACCTCAAGGTGAAGGCTTTGCCGAAACTGGTGAGTTTGGACGCGGTAGACGCGGTAACGCTTATCAAAAGGCTAGTGGTGAAGCTGAAGCTGCACTTGGACGCGCTGAAATGGCTGATCGCTCAGTTGATGATTTGCTAGAAGAAGTTGCTCAAAAAGAATCATTTACTCCTGGTGACAGGCGTAGAATTAGTGCTGCTATGGAAAACATAGCTAAAGCTGATCCTAACAATGCTGAAGTCCGAATGGTACTCAAGAAGCTACAGACTAAGAGTAGAACTGAACTTGGTCAATCATTGGCTATGATACCGAAGGTTATACGCCGTTCTGCTAGTGCTGATACACTTGTGAACCGATGGGAGAGCAAAATTGCTAGAGCGCTTGATAATCCTGCAAAAATGTCAGACGATGCTTTAGCTGAAGTAATGCGCGCTAATGATAACTTTACGCTTGCTAGAGATACGGCAGCACGACTTGAAGAACAATTTAAGCGAACCGGTAGTGAATCAGACTTTAAGGCTTGGGAAGAAGCTCATAACGCCGCACGAAAAGCTGATGAAGACGCTAAATTTACTGAAGTTGCTGTTGCGAAACGTGTCTTGAAGGGTGAAAAGGGCGCTCATGTTAATAAGGTGCTTGACGATCTTCGTAAGGAGTCAAGTGTTAATACAATGGATCTTATCACCGCTAATATGCTATCTGGTACTGCTACAGGCTTCAGAAACACCTTTGGTACTGAATTAGCTGGTGTTGAGAATCGGTTATTTGCCAATACTCGCGCAAAAGTTACTAATAAGCTGTTTGGTGAAAATGTTGGTGGGTTTAATCGTCAAGGCGCTCGGATGGGGCGTAAAGTTGGTATGGTTAAGCTTGGACGCGATGCGGCGCGAAGGGCTGAAATTGGTGGTAAAAACCCTCTTGAATGGGTTAAAAATTGGGCTACTACTATCAACTCTGGTGGTGAATCTAGCTTACAATCACAGGTATATTCACGACTTGGTAGGTACTACCAGAACGAATTTAAGGCTCAAGGACTTACTGGTAAAGATTTAGATATGCGTATGCGACACGCTATGATAACTGATCCGGATGCTATGGGTGAGATTTATCTTGACGCTGCTATGAAGTCTAGTGGTCTTACTGGTTTGTTTGATAAAGGTCAAACAATAGAAAAGGCTGTTACTGATTGGGTTGGCAAGGGTACTGATAGCAAGGCACTACAGGGTGCTTCAAAACTGATTATGCGTATGGCTGTTGGTTTCCCTACTGCTACAGCTAACTTCATGTATCAGTCGGCAAAACGGCTTACTGCCGGTCTACCTTCTTATATGGAAACAGGTATTAAGATGGCTAAAGGCGATAAATTGGGTGCTGCACAAGCATTTGAACGTGCTTTGAAAGAATCAGGTTCAGGGGTTGCAATACTTGGTTTAGGTGCGGCGCTTGGTAAAGCTGGTATGATTTCTGGTCCATATCCTAGTGATCCGGATGAACGTGCTAGATGGGAGCGTGAAGGTATATCTGAAAACTCTATAAAGATTGGTAATGCTTGGTTCCCTATACCTCAAGGTGCTGGTATGCTTGGTTTACCTCTTATGACTGGTGCTGCGATTGGTCGTGAAGGCGATAGTAACGAAAGCTTGAAAGAGCTATATTCACCTAAAAGCTTGTCTAAATTACTCCCTACAGATCAAATACAAGGTTTCTTAAATATGGCTTCAGGCGATGGCGCGCCACAAGACTTTAAAAACTTCGTGGCTTCAAGCGTTCGTGCTACTACGCCAGCCGGTGCGTTATTTAATCAGATTGCGAAGTCGTTTGATGATACTAAAAATGATACTACCACTAAAGATTTATGGAGTAACATCATAGATCAGGTTGCTAGTGGTATTCCTGGTGTAAACAATATGATGGATATTCCAGATAAGGTTGATGATGCTGGTAATCCTATTCAGAACCCTAACCCTGTTCAGATAGCGTTTGGTGCTAGTTCAGCGTCACAGCCAGCCGGTGAAGCACGATCAGCACAAATTACTGGTGATATTAACGCGAAGCTTCAGGGCATTGGTCAATATGGCATATTTGAAGATCCGGTTATGGAAAGTATTTTGGATGATGAAACTAAGCAACTATACAACCAAGCTAAAGCCGGTAAAGAGCTAGATGAAAGTGATGTTAAGAAACTAGAAGAAGCACTTGTTAAGGGTGTTAGTTCTGAAGGTACTGATACTGCTTACTTAGAGCGTGGTGAGTACGATACTAACCTTGCTGTTTTGAATCTCAAGCGTGATTTGATGCAAGCTGATAAGACTACCAAACCATCATCACTTAAAGATATTGAGACAGCTATTAAGCGCGGTGAAGTGTATAAAGAAGCACAAGTACCTTACGACATGATTGCTGAATACAAGAGTGTTGGTGTTGAAGATTGGCGCAAAATGGGTATTCCACCTGAAGATGAAGACCATGATCCAGATATGTATGATCCTGAAATGTATCAGAAACTTTGGGAACTTGACCAGATGATGACAAAAGCCGGAGTTTCTTATGCAAAAGGCAAGCTTGATAAAAACAAGTACTTCTTGAAAGAAAAGAAAGCTGGTAGTGGTCGTGGCGGTTCTGGTGCGCGTAATTTGGGCGGTGATTTTGGTAAGCTTGATGGCGGTGCATTTGCTCCAAAGGTTCAAGCATACGATACAATTGACCAACAATCCGGTGCAATACCGATTATTCGGACAATTAGACCAAATATCGTGCATAAGATAGGAAGTAATTAGGGTAAAATAAAGATATGAGTAACAACATAGAACGTGATAACGCACAAAGAAAGCAACGAAGACTAGCTCGTAAAAAGATGGCTATCCAGTTACTTGGTGGCAAGTGTGTTAATTGTGGTTCTACTGAACGACTAGAGTTTGACCATATTGATAATGACAGAATTGGTCTTAGGGGTCTTATAAGTCAAAGGCTCCATAATAAAGTTGAGTTTTTATTAGATGAGCTAGAAAAATGTCAGTTACTTTGTAAGTCTTGTCATGTGCAGAAAAGTATTATAGATCATGATAAATTACAAAGTACTCATGGTATGTTATCTATGTATATAAATAACAAATGTCGTTGTGATGATTGCCGGTCAGCTAATAATATTTATATGCGAAGATATAAGCAGAAAAGGCGGTTAGCATAATGGTAGCCATTGATAATATACGCGAACTCGCACAAGACACATACTACACAGTAAACGGTGCTGAAAATGACGATACTGGCGATGATCTAACTACGTTTGAAAACAATTTTATACGTGGCTTTAATTTGTGGCTTGATGAGTATGAGACTGAAACATATTGGAACCAAGTAAGAGTTGATGATTATGTGCTTACAACTATCGGTGATACTACTACTTATTCTTTTGAACTACCTGATGATTACCGAACTCCGGTTATTGACCAAGACAAAGAACTGAAATTTGTAGTTGATGGCACAGTTATTGCAAGGTTTAAAATGGTTGATCCAAACCAACGAATTGTTGATGATGAACTTGATAGACCAAATAGAGCTACTTTTGTCGGTAGAAATGTAGTATTATCGCGCGCTCCAACGGCTGAAGAAGTGGGGGCAGAAGTAATACTTGATGTCGTACAATATTTTCCTAAACTTACACGTACCGATGATACAGCGCTTGAGTTAATTTATAGTAAAAACCTAGCTGTTTTAGGTGTAGCCAAGAACAATACTCTAGCTGATGTTACCAAAGTTAGCCTTAGTCCTTCGTTTGCTCAGAAGTATAATAATGAGCTTAATAAAGCCGTTCTTATCAATAACTCTACCAACGAAGTTGATATGATGCGAAGGGATGACTTTAGTAGCATTGGCGGTATTTGGTAATGGCAGTCTCAGATCCAGTCAAAGTAAAAGGCGCACAAATTGTAACACCACTTCAAGTAGTGTCTTTTGCTAGTGGATTAGATGAGCGTGGTGCTTACAATATACCACCGGATGCTTTTAGTTATGGGCGTAATGGTCGTGTTAATTCAGCTAATAACTTCACCAAACGACTTAGTAAAAAGAAATGGTTGCCTAATGCGGTAGGATTTAACTCTGAAGTTTCAACAGTTTATTACAATGGTCAACTTTACCATTTTATAGCTGATGATAGTGAAATACGGTATTGTCAACCTAATGATACTTCGTGGACAGCTTGCGGTGGTTCAAATAGTATTACTACTGATCCTGATGTTATTACTACTTTCTTGCGTGTAAATGACATTTTGTTGTGCATGAATGGAGTGGATGAACTTAGATTTGTTGACCTAGCTACACTAGACGTAACAGTGTTTACTCATGTAGACGATCCGGTTAGTGTCTTAACAGCAACACCAACAGGCATATCTGGTAGTGGTGCATTTTATGTATATTATGCGATTACCTATAACTCAGATGGTGGTGGTGAAACAGCTATTGGTCCTATTTTAAGTAAGAATGTGTCAAAAAGTCGTTCAACATGGGCTAGTGATGGTTCTGAATACTTAACGATTAACTTCAACGATACACCGCCAGCCGGTGCTACAAGCCGTAACTTATATGCTGCAATAGCACTTCAAGGTACTACCCCTGTAGCGAGTGACTTAGCTATGCTCAAGTCAAATATACCAACTGCTGATGCAAGTTTTGTAGACAATGGTTCAATTCCATTTGATATTGCGTTTAATACTGCTCCTGATACAAACTCAACTGCTGGTATAAAAGCTATTGCCGGTACAATGGTTGGCAGTATTCCGGTACTGTATGGTGATCCAGATAATCCTTATGATTTGTACTTTGGTGCTTTAACAGATGATGGTGTGTCATTTGGCGCTAATAATGGCGCGCAACGATTGCCACTTTTGAAGGGTACGAACTACTATCCTACCTCTGTTATTGGCTTCCGAAACAACCAGAACATACCTAACTTGCTTGCTCTATTTAGCGGTACAGAGGGTGTATCAAAACAGCAAATTATTAGTCAAAAAACCATTACTTACGGCAATACTACCCTTACTTATTGGGGTGCTGATGAACTTAACGCCGGTGCATCTGCTGTATATGCGCGATATGGAGTAGTGAACTATCTTGGTAAATTACTGTTTCCATCTTCTGAAGGTATTACTGCTATTCAGACAGAACAAGATCTACAAAACGTACTGTCTCCTTCTATTGTGAGTGAGCCGATTAGTGATACATATTCAACTATTAGAAATGCTGATTTTAATAAAATTGTTGGTGCTTCTTGGAACAACTTAGTGTGTATGGCAGTACCTTCACGTGGCTTTAATTATAATAATCAAATACTTGTTTATGACTTAACAAATAAAAACAAGCCTAAGTGGTATATATGGGATATTGCTGTCAATTGGATTGGTTCTATATCACCACCAAATGCTGATAGTTTCTTATACATCAGACAAGATAATAAATTTTTCAAACTGGTTGAATCTTATGTTGCTGAAGATGAAGAATCTGATGGTACTTCTACACCTTATCCAGTGGTTCTTGAAGGACCGCTACAAGCTACAACTGCGGCTAAAAATAGCTTCTTTGCTGCGACTCAAGCTGTAGTTTATCTAGCTAATTTTATAGGTACAGTTACTATAGAAGTGTCTTATTACGATCAAAAAGGCAAGCTTAAAACGAAGCAAAAAACATTTACTAATGGATCTCATAGTCGTAACTTACTCGCTGGATGGGGCAATCCGCGTTTACTTTGGTCTTCTTGGAATAATCGTATGATTAACTGGTCTACTCCTATACCTACATCCGGTGAGCAGAACAACACGCTTAAAATTAATAAGCGTTGTAGGATTAGACTACCTAATCGTGTGGTAAATGAAGGCAAATTTAAAGTCTATAGTGACTTGGAAAATACCTCATTTGATGTTGTCAATGCGGTAATTGAAGGTGTCAATATAGGTGTAATAGGTGATATAGTATAAGCATCATGGCATATAAAACTGAATCAGGCAAAAAAGTTACTCCAGATCAAAAGGTATTTAACTATCTTCAGGAGTGGCAAAGAGGTAAAGAATACGTTGATAATGCAATTCGTGATTTTAAACGACTTGATACGATAGCAAACGCTCAATATGATGGTACGACTGGCAAAAACCCTAACATTGGTGACACAACTGTTGCTGGTATTATTCGTCAAATTATGCGTACTGCGGTCAAGAAAATACCTCATGTTTCTGTAGGCATTAATGGCTCAGAAAGCACTAGCGAAGCCATTACTTGTCGCTTCCTAGTAAATGACCGTATATTGAACCCTAACACCTTCGGCAAGGGTTTTGTTAATACCCTTCAATTAGGTGGTCGCGGTGCGTTGTCTCGCGGTTTCAACGTGTTTCAGGTAAGCGCAACAAAGATGTATGGTGAGTTTGGTATCGTACCAAAGCTTATTCATTTTAACGATTTTGCCATTGAACCAGGCGTACAAGAAGGTAGCTGGAGTCCTTACTTCTATATTCGTACTAAGATGACTCCTGGTAAGCTTCAGAATATTTATAATCGTGAAAGTAAAAAAGGTGCTGCTAGTACTTGGAATATCCAAGCGCTGAAAGCCCTTATAGCCGCCGGTCCTGATAGTTCTGGCGCGGCTGATTATGCTGAATATGTTACTCCTATGGAGCAGTCTAAGATTGAAGCTAACGCTGAAACTTACGACATTATTACTCGCTATTCAATTAGCAAAGAAGACGATATTTGTACCTTCAGTCCTGGCATTAATCAGATACTTCGTGAAGTGCCTAACCGTTCTAAGTTTGGTTATCCTCGTACATTATTCTTGGTTATTGATCCTGCTGAATTATCACCTTTTGGTGACAGTCGTGTACGTCTAGCTTCACCTAACCAGAACTTCTTGATGGCATTACGCCAGAACGTAGCTACAACATGGCTTTATAACAGCAAGCCTACAATGGTTCAAACTGGACTATTTACCGGCGCTACAAGCCTGAAAGCCGGTGGTAAGATTACTTCAACTGATCCGAACGCTAACATTA